AAATGAGAAGTGCTGGTGTAAGTGGAGCAGGTATTGACGCAGATATAGCAGGAGCAGAAGACACAGCACCAGATGAAACAGATCCAACAGTTGGACCAGAAGCAACAGATCCAGCAGGAGGAGCAGACACAGCAATAGGAGGAGCCGAGGAAACACCTCCGGCATAAATAGTTACATGATACTGCGAGAATTTTTTTATTTTGATAAACAAACCTTTGAGCCTGTCGAAGACAAGTCCTATGACCCTACTGATGACGAAAGTATTGTCAAGCGTGATGACACAAGAAAGACTCGTCTAACACTTAGACAAATCAACAAGGCTCGTCGAGCCGCAGAATTCCATCAAGAAGAAAAAGAAAAGGAACTAGACTTCATACGTCAGATGTACGGCGTTGCGGCACAACCTGAAGTATAAGGAGCCTTTTTAATGACTGTTGCTTTCGTAATAGGTAATGGCGAAAGCCGTAAGAATATTGATCTTTACGCTCTAAAGAACTACGGTAAAGTATACGCTTGTAATGCTGTATTCAGACATTTTAGACCCGATTATCTAGTTGCTGTTGATGTAAAAATGATTTTAGAAATAAATCAACACAAATGGCAAATGGAAAATGAAGTATGGACCAATCCAAATAAACAATTTCACGGATTTCAAGGATTCAATTTCTTTCAGCCCAGCAAGGGCTGGAGCAGTGGTCCTACAGCTTTGTGGTTAGCAAGTACACATAAACATGACACAATATACATTTTAGGATTTGATTTTCACGGTAAAAAAGATGATAAGGGTCAAAGAACAAAGGTAAATAATCTATACGCTGGAACGCATAACTATAAGAAATCAGGTGAACCAGCAACATATTTTGGAAATTGGGAGCGACAAACTGCTTCTACTTGTGAAGCACACGCAGGTACAAAGTACATTAGAATAGTTGAAGACGATGACGATTTTGTACCAAAACAATTGAAGAAAGTTGATAATTTATCTCATATTACCCTGAGTGATTTTATGAGATATTACGATTTTTAACAAAAGTAGTCAAAATAACGTATTTTGACACCATTTTCCATGTATTTTATAAGAAAAGTGTAAATATTACTGACAGCCTTACACCATTAATACGAACAGGAGAAACAAAATGGCAGATCAATCAAAACTAGAGCAAATGCTCGAAAAATTGGTAAACAATGATCGCGATGGAGCGGAATCATTGTTTCACGAATTTGTAATAGAAAAATCACGTGGCATTTATGAAAAAATGCTAGAAAACGATCTTCAGGACTTAGAAGTTGACGAAGCATCTCACAAGAAAGATGATGATAAAAAAGACGACAAGGACGAAGACAAAAAAGATGAATCAGTAGATGAAGCTAACGACGAAGAAGTTGATGAAGCTTCAGACGATGAAGAAGTAAAAGAAGAGTCAGACGAAGATGTAGAAGAAGCTACAGATGAAAAAACTGACGAAAACTTCGGCGAAATTACACCAGAAGCTGACCCAATGGGCGGTGACGCGGCGGACGACATGATGCAAGACATGGAAGACGACGGCGAAGAAGGTGATATGGATAAAGGCGACGACGAAGAAATCGAAGATAGAGTTGTTGACCTAGAAGATGCTCTTGATGACCTAAAGGCAGAATTTGAAAAAATGATGTCTGACAAAGGTGACGATGAAGGTGGTGACGATGATGCCGCTGACATGGACATGGGTGATGAAGAGAAGGAAGACGAGGCATTTGAGCCTACTTCCGAACTTGGCGGTGAAGAACTTCCAGTAGAAGACATGGAGCCATCATTTGAAGGCAAAAAGTCTCAAGGGGAAGTAATGCGTGAGTATGTTAACAAAGTTGCTACACCAAAAGGTGAAGACAACAAAGCTAAAAGCCCAGTAGCAGGTGCTAATAACATGGGTGGAACAGCGAGTAACATAGCACAAGGCGGCGAAGGCGATACAAAAGGTTCAGGACAAGCTCCTAAGGAAGATTCCGCAGGAAACGTAAATGTACCAGGTAACGCTAAAGCTCCAGCAATGAACCAAGCCAAAGGCCACGGTGCTGAGAAAAAAGGCGCAGGCGAAACAGGTGCTGATGCTAAATCACCAATCGGCTCCTAAACTGAGGACTAAGGGTAGATGTTAACTTTAACTGAAACACTATCATTCGACCAAGCGAAGATGGTCGTGGAGCATGCCGAAAACGAGTCAGGTGGTAAGGACCTGTACTTGAAAGGTATTTGTATCCAGGGTGGTGTAAGGAACGCTAACCAGCGTGTATATCCTGTTACAGAGATCGGTAGAGCTGTCAATACGCTCAACGATCAGATCAAAGGCGGATATAGTGTGCTTGGTGAGGTAGATCATCCCGAAGGACTTAATATTAACCTAGACCGTGTATCACACATGATTACTGAAATGTGGATGGACGGACCTAATGGTTACGGAAAACTTAAAGTAATTCCAACCCCGATGGGACAACTAATTTCAACAATGATTAATAACGGCGTTAAAATTGGTGTCTCGTCTAGGGGTTCAGGAAATGTTAAAGAAGATGGTAGCGGAGAAGTCAGCGAGTTTGAAATTATAACTGTTGACTGTGTCGCACAACCAAGTGCTCCGGGAGCTTATCCGACTCCCATTTACGAGCATTTGATGAATACAAAACATGGCTACAAGGCATTCAATTTGGCTCGAGAACTAAAGGGCGATGAAAAGGCACAAAAGTATCTAAAGGACTCGTTAGTAAATATTATTAACGGGCTCAGAAATTAGGAGAAACAAAATGTTAGATGCACTGAAAAATCTCTTCGAAAACAACGCAATTTCAGAAGAAATCAGAGCAGAAATCGAACAGGCTTGGAACGATAAGGTTAATGAAAACCGCTTACAGGCTACAGCAGAACTTCGCGAAGAGTTTGCTCAAAAGTATGAGCACGACAAGCAAACAATGGTTGAAGCTATTGATAAAATGCTTGAAGACAGACTTTCAGCGGAGATCACTGAGTTTAGTGACGATCGTCAAAAACTAGCTGAAGCAAGAGCAAAGTATGCGGTAGCTATGCGTGAAAACGCAGATCTATTAAAGACTTTTGTTGTTGAACAACTAGGTAAAGAAGTAGGCGAATTGCACGAAGACCAGAAGGCTATGGCAGGTAAGTTCCAAAAACTTGAGGATTTCATTGTTGATTCTTTATCAAAAGAAATCGCAGAGTTCTACGAAGATAAAAAAGACTTGGCAGAAACAAAAGTACGTTTAGTACGTGAAGCCAAAGAACATCTAGCTAAAGTTAAAGGCAAGTTCATCAAGGATGCGACTTCAGTTGTAGCAGAAACAGTTGAAAAATCTCTAAAGAAAGAGATCGGACAATTGAAAGAAGACATTGATTCAGCTCGTAAAAATGATTTCGGACGTAAGATTTTTGAAAGTTTTGCTAATGAGTATCAAAACAGCTATCTCAATGAGAAGTCAGAGACTGCTAAACTATTAAAAGTTGTGGACTTAAAGGACAAGCAATTAGCAGAAGCTAAAGTACAAGCTAGTGAACAAAAGGCACTAGTTGAATCTAAACAGCAAGAAATTGCTAAAATAGCAGATTCAGCTAAGAGAGCTGAAGTCATTAGCGAACTTACTGCTCCTTTAAATAAGAAGCAAAAAGAAATAATGACAGATTTGCTGGAATCTGTACAGACAGACAGACTAAAGTCACAGTTTGAAAAGTACATACCGAGCGTAATAGCAGGTGACACACCAGCGAAGGACACTAAGGCGATGTTGACAGAAGGCACAGAAGTTACAGGCAATAAAGAAAATAATGACATAGATGCAAGCAAATCAAATACAGATAATGTAATTGATATTAGAAGACTTGCAGGATTAAACTAAGGAGAAAAACATGTCAGAACTACTAGAAAGTCGCTGGCAGGATACAAAGACTGCACTTCTAGAAGGCCTTGAAGGCAATAAAAAGTCAGTTATGGGTGTTACTTTAGAGAACACTCGTAAGTACTTGGCTGAGGCCGCAACAGCAGGTGCATCTAGTGCAGGCAACGTTGCTACACTAAACAGAGTGATCCTTCCAGTAATTAGAAGGGTTATGCCAACGGTTATCGCTAACGAATTAGTTGGTGTTCAACCGATGACAGGACCAGTGGGTCAAATCCACACATTAAGAGTTCGCTACGCAGACGCATTTGATGATGTAACTGCTGGTGAAGAAGCTCTATCACCATTCAAGATTGGTGTTGGTTATTCAGGTGGCGGTTCTACCGACAAAGCTGATTCAACAGCAACACTTGAAGGTTCAGCTGGTAAGCGTTTAAGCATCCAGATCTTAAAGCAAACAGTCGAAGCAAAAACCAGAAAGCTATCAGC